GCACCTTTCAAGCCTTAACATTGTTCCCTATAATTAAAGATAACGGTACAATGTTATGAACAATTCAACTACTTAGAGTACAATGTTCACTACAATGTAACGATATAAGCCATACCTATAGTAGGGTCATACTGTTTGGAGGGCTTAGAAGGGCTGTGAGAGCCTCGCTAAGTTGTTGATATTGTATAGCTCTTAGTATATTAATAAGATTACAGGTAGATACAGTGTTCAATACAATGTTCGGAGATTCCAGAGATTTTGATAGAGAGTTTTTAAATTGAAGGGGGGTGGGTCAAAAAATCAAAGCTGTAGGATGTGTGTAAGGGTGCAACAGATACCCTACGCAATTTTTGATTAACTTCTTCCTATAGAACATTGTTAGTAACATTGTACCGTTACTGATTCACCACTCTAATGAAGAAAATTGACTAACCCTTATATAATTTTTTAAAATATTATATAGCGAAAAATCCTACGAGGAATAAGACATGACCATGCCAATACCTATACCAATTAAAAATGATGGAGAGATTGAGAGAAACGAGGCAGAGTTTATAATGGACTCCACTCTTAAGGACAAACATAGAAGAGAGCCTACTATCTTGGCTTTCATAAATTCTTTCATGAGGTGTAAAAGTATTAAGCAAGCTTGTGATGAGTCAGGTATAAAATATTCTGTTGGTTATTCTTATCGTCATCGTAAAGACATTGCTAATTGTATAACTAAGCTCATTGGGCTTTCGGCTGTGAAGTATGGTTACGATGCGACTGAAGTGTTTGAGAGAGCCAAGGAGATAGCAGAGTTTGATCCTATTGAAGTAATGAATCCAGATGGTACTTATAAAAGTAATTTATATAATGTCTCTCCTGAGGCTCGTCGATGTATTAAAAAGATGAAGGTTAAAAATATATGGTCTAAAGAGAGTGACATAAATGGAGTCGAGACTAAAATTATTATTGGTGAGATGATAGAGTATGAGTTCCACGACAAGATGAAAGGTATTGAGCTTGCAGGTAAAGAGAAAGAGATGTTTAAAAATACTACGAAAGTTGAACACTCTGTTACTAAAGACATGGCTAATTTATTATTAGCTTCGGCTAAGAGAGCTGATGACCAAGTTAAAACTATTACACAAGCCGAGGTTATAGATGTTACTCCATAAAGGTATTAGACCTGAGTATGAGACTGAATTTGTAGTAGCTACTAAGAAACGTAAACTCTTTGATTATTTATTAGAGACTCTCCCTGACGGTACTAAACGCTATTGGAATCAGAGGATGCTTAATAGTGGATGCAATGAAGAGAACGAGGGACTTGTTAGAAGAGATGGACTCATATATTGTGAGAAGTGTGATGAGTGGTTTGATGAAAAACAATTTGCGGAGATAGAGTAATGGTTCATTACTTATATAAAAAAGCAGATGTAGAATATTTAGATACTCTTAATGAGGGTAACATTATTTTTATTGGTGATAATAAAAAGAAACGCTATTACTTGTCTCGTTACGGTGACATAATTAAATACTATGATTACAAAGGCACTGAAAAGGAAGCCGATATTGATGATGTCTGGAGGAGAGCGAGATGAAGTGTATAATTTTAGGAGTGAATACTAAGAAGAGATGGAAAGGTAAACCATTAAGTGAAGTAGTTATAAGCCTTGCTAAGTTTGAAAGAGAAGCTACTAACATTGATCGACTTAAACCTTTAGCACTTAGAGAAGTATTTAAGAAGATTCAATTATCTTTTAATAGTGCTAAACTTAAATTCTTCAAAGGTAAAGAGCAAGTAACAAACCAAGAGTATGTTGATTTTGTTAATGTATGGATTAAAAACGTAAGTTAAGTCTTGAGACAAGTGAACAAAGAATGAAGCGCAGGTTAGAAGTATGAAAGAGTATAAATACAAATGGGATAATCACCCTATAGAGCCATCTTGGTATGAGCCTGTGTTCTGGTTAATAGTGTTATCTATTTTCCTTATTGTAACTTGTGCTTTATGGTATGTAGTATTTAGAGCAATAGGGATAGTAGTTTAAAAACCCGACACAAAGGAGTCAATGGGTGAAAAAGATATTAGAAATATTAAATGAATTGTATAATAACAAAATAAATTTCTGTCTACAGAGTCGAACTGCTGAAAGCTATTACAATCTAAAAGTCAATACCCCTCAAGGTAAAGAACATTATTTTCATTCAAACAATTTACAAGAGATAGAAGAAGGTCTTACAATAATGTGGGAACACTTAATCGGTAGTACGATGACTGTCATAGAAACCTCTGCACCTTTAAGTGTTCCCATTCCTCCACCAATGCCACCACCACCTTTAGGATAATTTATGAGCGGAGTAACTCAAGAGCAAGCAGCACTATTTAAAAAGATGATTGATGAGAATAGATATGACTTTTGTAAGTTAGTCTATCTCATCTTTCCATTTGGAGAAGCTGAAACTGACTTAGAACACATGGCTCCTTATGAATGGCAAATGGAAGAGTGGCGTAAACTCTCCGATCATTTATCAAACATAGAAACTCGTTACGAAACTTATCGACTAATTATAAGCTCAGGTAACGGTGCTGCTAAAACTGCTTTCGGTGCAATGACTTTAATGATGTTGTTGTTCACTCAAAGATTGAAAGCAAGAGTAACTGCTAACACTGATCCGCAACTCTCTCAAATTATATGGCCGGAGTATGATTTATGGTTTAACAGAGCTAGGTTCGTTGATCACTTCTTTGAAAAGTTTGGAACAACTATTAAAGCCAAGAACCCTAAGTTCGCTAATAACTGGAAGATCGACAGGTTCACTTGGAATGAACAAAACCCTTCTGCAGTATCAGGACTTCACAATAAAGGTGGAGCTTGTGTTTATGTATTTGAAGAGGGCGCAGGTATTCCTGCTAAGATATGGCAGTACGCTTCAGGTGCATTTACTGAGACAGAAACTATCAAGTTACATTTAGCTTTTGCTAACTCTGATGATCCTGAATCTAAATTTGAACAGAACATGACTTCACCAATTTGGAGGTCAAGAAGAATTGATACAAGAGAGTTATCACATATTGATCCGAAACAAATTGAAGCATGGCTTATTGACAGTGGAGGAGATGAGAACTCAGACGACTTCAGAGTCCGTGTAAGAGGTTTACCAAGAAAGTCAGCTAAAGACTCGATTATTAAATTAGAAGCAGTGGAGGCAGCTCTAGCGAGACGTAAGGACTTCGATAGAGCAAGTGTCTCACATTTCCCTGTCATTCTATCCTGTGACCCTGCTTGGACAGGTGGAGATGAGACAACAATCTGGTACAAGCAAGGACATTATAGTTGTCTACTTGAGCGTTATAAACTTAATAAGCAAATGGGAGAGACTCACCAGAATACTTATAACAAGCTTTGTTATTGGGAGAGACAGTTAGGTGCTGATTCAGTTCACATAGATCAAGGTGAAGGTACAGGTATTTTTACTCTTGCAATGAACGCTCAGAAATATCATTGGGTATTAGTTTCTTTTGCTAACTCTCCAACAGATCAACCTGATCCTAAAGAGTCTGAGTTCGGAAACATTAGAGCTATGATGTATTACAAATTACAAACTGCTTTATTCCAAGGTGGGGTACTTGATTCTAAAAACGAAGATTGGATTGAAGACATTAAGAAACAATTATGTTGGACCAAGGGAACTCGTCACAGAGTAACCCATAAGAAAATGGCTGAAGCTAAACAGGACATTAAAGATCGCGTTGGTAAGTCTCCTGATATTGCTGATGGTGCTGTACTTTTATTCGCACATGAGATTATTGATCGTCTTCCGCAAAATGAAGTCGGTGCTGATGGAACAGCTTTTAGTGTTGGTGAAGAAACATTTAAAATGCCTGATCATAACATTGAAGATATTTATGGAGACGATGATGACTTATACGATTAGTCGGCAACGTTCAATGGACGATGATTTAGAATACTTCATCTTAGAAAATGCTCCTGACTTGAATGAACAATTTGGAAATCTCTTCGACTTTAGAAATGCTGATTATAAATTAATGATGGAACGAGGTCTATTCTTGGTAGTTAGAAGAGACGGGGAAATTAGAGGATGGATGATAGCTTTTAAAACTCCGAGCATCTTTGACACAAATGTTACGATATTGCAACAACAGTCATTCTTCGTTAAACCTGACTCTGGAAGGGCTGCTTACCATCTATTTAAGAAATTCATTGACATAGGAAAAACGGAGGCTGATCATATAATTACTATGTTGACAAGTCAAACCAACATAAAACCTCAGACTTTAAATAAGCTAGGTTTTAAAGAGTTTGAAACATTATATCGGATGGAGTCTTAAAATGAGTACAGGTGGTGGAAATAGCTTTTTAGAAAGCGCACTAGATATTGCAGCTCAAGCCTTTACTGGTGGAGCTGTAGGGTTTAAATCTGATGAAGGCGGAGTAGGAGCAGGTGTCACTGGACAAGCAGGTGTTGATGTTCTTAAAGAAGTGACAGGAGCTAAGGCTGCTGAAGAAGCAAATGAAGAATCACGTAAACGCTTTGAAGAATCGAAAGCAAACGCAGAACAAAAGAGAAAAGATAATCAAGCTCTATCAGCTAGAGATGAATTACAGAAATCCCGTTCAGCAGGTAATGCAAGAGGAGGAGTTAAGTCGTCAGCCTCAAAAGGTAACTCTAGGTTTTCTGATCTAGGTACTGACGAACAAGACTTTCTAGGATTATGAAAAGTACAAAACAAAATTGCGAATTTTTAAGACACCAAGCTAAGAACACTTTTAATAATGTTCGTAGAGATTGGTGTGATCTTTTACGTTGGGGTTTACCTCATCGTTCATCATGGATTTTATCTCAGACTCAAGGTGAGAGAAAGAATCAACACATAGTTGATGCTACTCATGTTTTAGCACTTAGGTCTTTCGTTGCAGGTTTCTTAGAAGGTAACACTTCAGCTTCTCGTCCTTGGGCGCGTATAGGAACTAGAGACGGTGAGATGGATGAGAACTTTGAAAACAAAGAATGGCTTCAGCATTTTACAACTAGAGTAATGAATTATTTAGGTACTTCAAATTTCTATCATGCTGCAGGTACATTTTATTATGACTATGGAGTTGTCAACACAGGCGCACATTATTTTGAAGTGCTTGAGAATAACTTCCACGTTCATACTCTTATGCCCGGCTCTTACTATGTAATTAATGATTCATACGGTGAAGCTAAAGTTCTTGTAAGAGAATTTTCAATGAACGTTAAGTCTATTGTAGATTCATTCGGACTTCAAAAAGCTACTGGTCAAATTGAATGGAGTAATATTTCTCATGGTGTGAAGAAAGCATATCAAGATGGTAACTACTCAATGTGTATGGACATAGTTCATGTAGTTAAAGAGAATCCTGACTTCGATCCACAAGACCCTGATAATATCGAGAATAGAAAATGGTTAGAGCTTACTTACGAAACAGGTAGTTCTAATAAAGGTTCAGACTCAGGTAATCTTCAGACAGGTGATACAGCTCGTCTTGATGACACTATCTTCTTAAAGAGATTCACTTCCAAGAGAAAACCTTTTGTAATTGGAAAGTCTACTAACTCTTCAGAGTATGGAGAGAAGGGACCAACTATAGATGCTCTTGGTTGTATTAAATCTCTTAACAAGAAAGCTATAGGTAAAGATCAAGCTCTTGAACAAATGCTAAGACCTACATTACAAGGTCCTGCCAGTTTAAGAAAAAGTTATATCAGTAATGCTCCAAACACTTTCATCCCTTTAGATGCAAGGTCAGTAGGTGCAGGACATAAGTTAGAATCAGTCTTCCAAATTAATCCTGCTATCGGTGCTGTGATTCAAGATGTAGAAGACTTAAGAGGTCAAGTAGATAAACTTTATTATGCTGACTTTCTTTTATACCTTTCTAAAAATCCTAAGACTCGTACTGCTACAGAAACTTCAGCCATTGTTGAAGAACAGCAACGAATCATTGGACCTAATTTACAGTCTCTAAATTCAACTTATAACGTTCCTGTTCTTGAGTGGGTAATGGATTATGTTTTATTTGAAGACCCTTTCTTAAGACCGCCACCAGAATCTTTAGCAGGTCAATCTCTGAAGCCTGAGTTCATCTCAGTTTTCGCTCAAGCTCAAAGAGCTGCAGATTTACCTTCTATTGATCGTTACGTTCAAGCTATGAGTAACGTTGCTCAACTTGATCCTAGAGTTTTAGATAAAATTAACTTAGATAAGTTTGCCGATCTTTACGAAGATCGTTTATACTTACCTTCAGGATTAAATAATCCGCAGAGTAAGGTGGACGCTATGAGAGAGCAAGCCCAAGCTCAAGCCGCTAAACAAAGAGAGTTAGAGCAAACGCTACCTGCAGTAGCAAAAGCAGCTAAAGATATGTCAGGATTACAACAACAATAAATATAACTTGGAGGTTATACATGGCTAAAGTAAAGAAAGGGAAAGGAAAAGAAATTGCAAAGAAAATGAATAGTATCCCTAGATATTTAGATGGTGACGGTAATGCTATTTTTACTGAAGGTGGTAAGATAACAAGACTTCAGAACTCTGTAAAATTACATATAAAAATAGCCAAGCAGAAAAAAGCTAGAGCTGCTATTCAAAAGAAAAAATAATAAGTGAAGTAACAGCTAAAGATATGTCAGGATTACAACAACTAATAAATATAACTTGGAGGTTATTATGAAGTTTTTAATGGTTACAATTTTCGCATTATTTTCCCTAAATGCTTCAGCAGGATTTGAAGGTCTAGCTGATGGTACAAGTCTTAAGATTTTTAATCGTATCAACTGTGGAACAGGTCTTAGTTGTACTAAGATTGGAGATAAATTTAATCTCGATGCAGGTGAAGCTTCACAAGTTTCTCAAGATGAAGGTCTTAATTTAGGTCGTATAGCTATTTTTGATTATGACTTTGCTGTTGATGGTGGTGTTATAGGTACTATCGCTACAGGCGTTAGCTTACCTGCTAAAGCTATCATTGAGAAGTGTTGGTTCAGAGTAGAAACTCAAATTGTAGATGCAGGATCAGGTACTCTAGCTGTTCAGTGTGAAGACGCTAACAACATTCTTTCAGCAGCCGATCAATCAGCAGTAACAGATGGTTCATTCTTAGCAAGTGCAGTTACAGGTACAGCAGCAAATATGGTTGATGATATTGCAGCATCTTGTGATATTAGTTTCGTCATCGGTGGTGCAGCTATTAGTGCAGGAAAACTTAGAGGGTACTGTAGATATAGTGTTCATGAATAATGAAAAGTGAAGTAACAGCTACAGATTATTACAATGAAAAAGCTCGCCAAGAAAGTATCGAACATAGAGATGCTCTCTTGGCTATTGCTTCTATTCTTCAAACCAAGGAAGGAGAGAAACTTTTTAGATTCTTATTTAAGAACTTTGAAGTTAACAATCTTCCTGAAAGAAATTTAAAAGGTGATGATTTATTTGAGTGCTTAGGTTTTCTAAGAGCAGGTAATTCAATTTATAAACTCGTATGCGAAGCTGATGCAGAAAAAGCAGCAAGCATATTATCTAAACTAGAGAGAGAAAGATATGACAACAAACTCGAAGAGTACCGAATCGAAAGAGATGCCAACACCACCAGTAACGACTGAAAATGAAGTTGATGATTTAGGTTACACAACTCCTGAAGAGAAGACACCTATTGATCTTGAAGAAGAAACTCCAGAGGATAAGTCTGATGAAAAACCTACACCTACTGACGAACTTACTGTCGAGAAAAAAGCTACTGGTTATGGAGAAGAAGACGAACCTGAAGAAAAACCTGCGGAAAAAACTGCCGAAGAACTTGCTCAAGAAAAGGAAGACGAAGAAAACAAAACGGACGAAGAGAAAGCTGCAGATAAAGCCGCTAAAGAAGTAAAAGAAAATATCAAAAAACATATTGACGAATTACCCGACTCTGTTAATAAAGAAACAGTAGCTAAATTTGCTGAAGAGAATGGTCTAAATGACAAGCAAGTAGAAGCCTATGTCAAGCTTGCCAAGAGTGATAATGATTCCTTGGTAACTGAAAGAGAAAATGCTGTTAAAGAGCAGAGAAAGGCTTGGAAGAGTGAATTAGAGAGTGATGCTGATTTCGGAGGAGAAAACTTCGTTAAAAATGTTGACCGAGTTGAAAAGGTATTAGACAAATATATGCCTGATACTAAAAAAGTCTTGACAGAGCGAGGTACAATGCTGCCTCCTTATATTATGAGGGATTTTTTGAAGTTGGATAAGATATTAAACCCAACAACGAAACTAACCACAGGTGAACCTCCTACTGTAAAAAAGGAAGAGGTAAGTTTGTTAGATGAATTATATAGTTAATTAAATTCGGAGGAATATTATGGCAGCAAAAGGCGCACAATTTTTAACTTTAGCAGATGTAGCTAAAAGCAAGAACAAAGTTATCGGTGGAGTTGCCGAGGTTCTAATGAATCAAAATGCTATGCTAGAAGACATGATGTACACAGAAATGAATGAAGGAACTATCCATAAAGAAGATATTCGTTCAGCACTTCCTGAAGTATATTACAGAAAAGCTAACCAAGCTATTCCTTCAAGTAAAAGTACAATCGAAGAAAGAAGCTTTACAGCTACTCACTTTGAATCTAAGTCTCAAGTTGATCGTGCCGTTGCAGAACGTGGTGGGATGGACAGAGTAGCTTACAACAGATGGAACCAAGCTCAAGGTCATCTTCAAGCTCATGCGAATGAACTTGCTGATCTTATGATTTACGGTTCTCCTGCTCTTGCTAATCGTAAAACTGCAGGACTTTTCGATATTTATTCAACTCTTTCAGCTTCAGAAGAAACATCTAATCAAATCATTGATGCAGGTGGAACTGATTCTGATAACTGTTCAATTCTTAAAGTTCATCATGGTGAACGTTCGATCTTTGGAGTTTACCCAAAAGGTACAACTGCAGGTCTTACAAGAAATGATCACTCAAAAGGTGGAAAGGTTATTAAGATTGAAGCTCTTGATACAAACGGAGCTGCAGGTTCACTATGGGGTTATGAAGAAGAATTTCTAACTGACCATGGTTTAGTTGTTAAAGATTATAGGCAAGCTGCTCGTATCTGTAACATTGACGTATCGAACTTAGTTTCTGGTACTGGTGCTGCTGATCTTATTGATCTTATGATTTCTGCTAACTACAAAATTGAAAACGTACAAAACGGAAAAGGTGTTTGGTATGTTAACAGAACTGTAGAAGCTCATCTTCATAAGCAAGCTCTAACGAAAGTTGGTGCAGGTGGTGGTCTTAACTTTCAAAATGTTGAAGGTAAACAGATTCTTCATTTCCTTGGTGATCCTATCAAGAGAATGGATGCCTTAGTTAACAGTGAAGCTAGAATCGTTTAAGTTTTAAGGGAGTCGAAAGGCTCCTTTATTTATTTGCTTTATTTTTTATTTAATTTTTCGGAGGTTACTATAATGAGATTTGATTCAGAAAACCAGTTGTCAATCGCGCAAGCCTTTACAGGTTCGGCTACTGTTTCAACTCACTCTTATAAGAAACAATCTGCAGCCCAAGATATTAGTATTGGACGTAGAATGGCTCTTTTAGTTTTACCGACTGTTGCTCAGGGAGCAGGATCGACTATGACTGTTGAAGTAATTCAATCAGCCGCAGCAGCTCTTACTTCTCCTGATGTATTGTCTACAGTTACTGTTCTTGCAGCAGCTATGACTCTAGGTGATCAGTTAGAAGTTCCAATCCCACAAGGGACAATGAGTAAACAGTACCTAGGTGCTAGAGTTACTCTTAGTGGTGGAACAACTACTATTACTACTGATATTTACTTAGTACCTCAAGATGAGATTGCTCAGTATAAGTCATTTGTAAAAGTAAATGACGCTACAGTTTAATAGTTAAATATTAATTAACAAGCCCTTCTTCGGAGGGGCTTCTTTTCGTTTAAGGATAAATTATGAGTGAAATGCCAGTACAAGCTGTCATCACCCCTTCAGATTCTGAAGAGAAAATTGGTGAGAGTTCGTCAGAAGGTTTAATACCTCCTGCACATGAAGAAAAAGTCAAAATAGAGTCTCCTGAAGATGACAACGACAGTATTGTTCCTGTACAATTAAACAAGCAAGGGATTGAAGTTATCGCTGACAGGAAAGGATTCTTTGGACAACAGAGAATTTCTAAAGGTGAAAAGTTTAACATCAAATCAGAAGAGCAATTTGGTGAATGGATGATTTGCACTGATCCAGAAATGGAAAAAAGAGAAAGCAATACTTTAAAGAAAAAAGGCGAAGAAGTAACTCTCGCCTTTTAAGCGAGGGTGAAAATGAGTTCTACAAAAGTACAGATTTATAATTTAGCATTATCCGCATTACTACTCGCCAGTGAGATTTCAGATACTGAAACAGATGAAAGTCTTGAAGTAGCTATCTTGAATACTCATTGGGATGTAGCATTAGAAACTACCCTTAAAGATTTAGATTTAGATTCAACTTCTGAAGAAGTCACCTTAGAATTAATCGAAACTTTACCTACAAATCACTTGTGGACTTATGCTTATAAATATCCTACTAACGCAGCTTTCTTCAGAAGATTGAAGTCATGTGTTGCTAGAGATACCAAGAGAACTCACATTGCAAAGGCCGTAAAGATTTACAATGGTGTTAAAGTTATCTTCACTGATGAAGCTAGTGCAGTAGCAGAAATTATTCCTAAAGATGTTTTAATTGAATCACTATGTTCAAATGCAATCATGGCTTTATCTTACAAACTAGCTTATTTATCAGCTCCACTCTTGGTAGGTAAGGGAGCTAAGACTTTAAGAAAAGAAATTAAAGAAGATTATATCATTGAGAAGATCGAAGCTCAAGAGACTGACACTAGAGAGAACTTTGTTTACGAAGCAGATTATGAAAGTTCAGAATGGGTACAGGAGAGAATGTCGTGAGTTTAAAACCTTTAAATAGTTTCTCATCAGGAGAGCTTGATCCTATTCTTCACGATCATGTAACTTTAGATAAGTTCAAGAAAGGTTTAGCTACTTGTAGAAATACTTTAGTCTCTAAGACAGGTGGTTTACTTTCTCGTTTCTCAAGAGGTTATTTTAAAAACGGTAAGAACTCAGGCGAACAGATTAAATTATTCTCACCGCCTAACTCTTCAGCTCTCTTGGTATGGGGAAATCTTTATGTTAGAACTTATGCCTTTGATGGAACTTTAGTCAATGAAGTAGCTCATGCTTATAATGAAGCTCAAGTTCAAACTATGCACTTCACAGCAAGTGGAAAATATGTTTATGCTTTCGTTGCAGGTCAGGAGATGCTTAAGTTTCTTTACGATGATGCAACTCCTGCTTTCGTAACTTCAGCAGATGTATTTGCAATAACTGAAGCCCCTACATCAATGTCTATTACTGCTAACGGTACTCCTACAGGTTACTCGGTAGATTATCTAGTCACTAAAGTTAAAAATGGTGAAGAGTCTTTACCTGTAGCTATAACTGGTACTACATATAAAAAACCACTGGCGGCAGGTGAATCTAATACAATTACTGTAAATATAAATACAACGTTTGCAGGTGATATAGATGAATACTCAGGTATTAGAGTATATAGAAGACCTAACAACGGTGGTTCTTATGGTTTCATAGGTTCAAGTTCAATCACTCGTAGTGTTAGTACTAATTTATTTTCAGACTTTGAAGACTTAGGAGGTAATGCCGACTTTACAAATAATCCTCAAGAGTTAATTACTAAATCTAATTTTAGTGGAGTTGATTTAGATACTCTAAACCCTAAGACAGGTGTTGTTTATCAACAGAGATTATTAATCGGTAATATAACTGACGATGAAGAAGCGATCTTAGCTTCACGTCCTGCTTTCCAAAATAACTTCTATCGTGATCGTCCTTATGATGCTGACTCAGCTTTAAAATTTAAGTCAGGTACTTCAGGTAAAGCTTCAGTATTAAGAATGGTTGAGAATGATGGACTAATAGTTTTTACTAACGTTGGTGTTTTCGTTTCTGTAGGTTCACTCTCAATTGATAACATTGCTCTTGAGAAAAAAGGCAATTGGATCATTGATGAAAATGTAGAACCTCTAGCAGTTCCTGGCGGTGTATTCTTCGTTGATAAATCTACTAACAGTGTTAGGCAATTAATTTATTCTCAAGACATTTTAACTTATCAAAGTTTAGATCAATCTATATTCAGTGATCATTTATTTAAAGAGAGTATTATCACTTCTTGGGCTTATCAAAGTGGTGTTGTACCAATGATCATCGTTACTTTTAATGATGGAACTTTCGCTTCATTTACTTATCATTATGAACATCAAATGAGAGCGTGGACAAGACATGACTCAGTTTATCCTGTTGAGTCTGTAATTGGTACTGGTGTTGCGGATTCTACTTTCTTTGTAACTAACAAATCAGGAGTCAGACAAATAGAAGTCACGTTACCAAGACATACACCTGCAGCAACGATCTTAAGTAACCCTGATTATAAGATGTTTTCTTCTCATGCTTTCATGGATGCTATTAAAACTTATTCTTATTTGTTAAATGATAGTCTAGTAGGAACTGATGTATTCACTTTAACTCCTGTAGTGGCTAACACATGGGATGGAGATTTAACTTTAGATTGTGGAACTTCAGCATTATTAACTACAGGTGGAGCCACAGCTTACCTAGATGATGCAGGAGATGTAGGAGCAGTACATAGAGTATTCGCTTCCGATGGTACTGCTATTGATTTAACAATTACAGCAAGAGCTAGTAATAATTCAGTAACAGTTACTCCTGACTTTGAATATCCTTCAACTGAAGCTTCAAGTTTTAGACTCTATCAGACCTTCTCTAGTATTAATAATCTTGATCATCTTGAAGGTGAGCAGATAAGCTTACTAACAGATGGCGCAGTAGCTAAGTCTCCTAATAATGATATTGAAAATTATGGAACTACTACCATTTCATTAGGGGTATTAATATTACCTAAACCTTCTGAAGCAGAAGTAGCAGAAGTTGGACGACATGCTATAGTAATAGCAGGTCGTCCAATTACTGCAGATATTAAAACTTTAAATATTAGTACAGTATCTCAACAGCCTACTTTAATTGAGTCTATAAATATTAATAAACTTTATATTAGAGTCCATAAGACTAGAGGACTTTATGTTTCAAATGAGTTCCCTGAAGAAGCTGAAAATGGAGTTGACGGTTCTAGTGTCCTTGGTATGGAGAACTTAGATATTTACCAAGTACCAAGAGGAAATGATATTCTAGGGAACCGATTCCTTGCAGCTCAGTCAAAAAGAATTGAACAAGTTTTAAAAGGATCATGGAAATCACAAGGGCAAATTGCTCTTAGGCAAGTTGATCCAGTACACTTTGAAATACTATCAATCATCCCTGATGTTGAAGTACTTAACAGGAGTAATAGATAATGGCAGCAGCAATGTTAGGTCTAGCAGGACTTCAATTAGCAGGTGGTTACTTCGCAGCTCAGAACATCAGAGATACCGCAGAGTTAAATCAAGAGATAGCAGATATGAACGCTGAGTTCGCAGAGCTTGATGCTCACGATGCTATTTTAGACGGTGAGACAGCAGCAGCGAATTATCAAAAAACTGTAGATGCTACTCAGTCACAACAGAGATTAAATGCTGCAGTAGCTGACGTTGATATTAATTATGGAAGTGTTGGAGAATTAGTTAAAGAGACTAACTTCATTGCTGAAATAAATAAAATGGAAATTGAGAAGCAAGCACAAGAGAAAGCTCTAGGTTATGTTCGTCAAGCTAGAGACTTTAGATTGGGTGGTGACGTTGATAGAGCAGCAGCAGAAGGTAGAGCTTCAGCGACTGAGTTCGGAGCTATCACAGGAGCTGCAGGTACGGCTCTCAAGTCAGGTTACAGAGGTCCATCAAGATCAACAGATAGTTACAATGAGACAACTACTTTAACAGGTTACAGAGGTAATGGTGGAAGCTCATCATTATCAGGAGATTTTTAAAATGGTTTCAATACCTAGACTTAAACAGATACAACCTTCAAGTGGTCTTCCTAGTAATGATAGGATCAATCTTAATGTTCGTGATCAGTCAGCTAATATTCAAAACAGAACTAATCAATTAGTTAATCTTGGTGATACAGCACTTAAAGTAGATAAGGCTTACGAGGATGACAAGATTGATACTTTATCTTCTGAAGCTAATCAAGCTTACAACGAGTGGAGTGTTCAAAAACTTCAAGAGTTAAAGAATCATAAAGGTGATCCGACTGATGCTTACGCTCAATATGATTTAGATGAGAAAGAGTTCTTCGATGGTCTAAGAGATTCAAGACCTAATCTAAATGAGAGAGTTCGTAACGGTGTTGAATCTAAACTAGCCAAGAGTCAAGGTTCACAAAGAATTAGAGTTCTTAAGCAGCGTGGTTATCAAAAGGAAGTTTATGAGAATAATCTTTTCGAGTCTGATATTAAATTAGATAAGAAGCATCTCTCTGTGGACATAAGTAACTTCAAACTTGAAAACGCTACAACTACATTTCCTTTTGATAGAGGATTAATCGATCTCAAAGAAAAGATTGTCAAGAGAGGAATCAAACAGGGTACTGCTGAGATTGTAGATGACCCTGACTCACCTGCTAACTATACTTACACTAATGAAGACGGTGAGGAAATAAGAGTTAAAGTTAGTGATACGGTCACAAACAGAGTCAATAAGGAAACTAGCGAAGGTGTCTATGAAGCATTAAATACTATGATAACTTCAGGTGAACTTGATAAAGCTAAAGCATTAAATGTTAAATACGCACCTCATTTAACGTCAACTCAACGTACTAGGATCAATACCAAGTTAGGTAAAGAAGATATTAAGAAGCAAGCTAGTGAGAAATTAGCTAAGTTATCTAAATTGACCGAAGAGAAAAAGATTCAAGCTATTGAAAATGAAAAAGACCCTGTAATGAAGAAGGAAATGGCATCGTTGAAACTACATGGTGATAATGCAATTAAAAGTCTTAGGAATAATCTGTATGATAATAATACTAAGAAAGCTCTTACCATCATTGCTGAAATGGATAAACAAGGTAAGGTAATTAGCGAACGATCAATCACTGAAGATAAAAAACTTAAAGCTTTAATGTCTGAAGGTAGAATGAGTTCTACACAAAGAGAAATGATACTAGAGAGATTTAATACTCCTAAGATAAGTAGAGATAGTTCAGTAGCCAAACTGAGTAAATTAAAAAGAGGTAAGATTGAAGGTATGGATATTAGTACTATGCCAGTTGAGAAGTTTCAAGAGTTCTTGGTAGGATTAGATGAAACAGACAAACGTAGAGAGATGAATAGTTTTAATAAAATGAATGACGTAATGAAGACCTCGAAAACTAAAGGTCAATCTTATCTAAGTACTCAATCTAACGGATTAAAACTTCTAAAGATTAAACTTAATAGTAGAGTATTTAAAGTTAAGAGTAACGCAAACTTGAGCAAGAGAGATAAGAAAGTTATGAACGGACTACAGGATGAATTCTCAGAATTCATGTTACCTGAAGATGGTAAAACACCTACAATGATTGAAGCTAATGAGTGGTTAGATGGAAAGGTTGATAAACTCGCTAGGAATAAGACCTTTAGTATAGGTGAGTTTTTAGGAAACAAGATACGTGGTGGTGAAGAGAAGAAGAGTTTCGATGACTTGACCTACTTTGAAAAGTTTCAAATGAGCAAGAAGCTCAAGTTAATCAATAAAAGTAAAAAGTCCTCAGTAAAAAATGGACAATCCGGAATTTAAGAAATTCGTAGAAGGTGAACTAAATGGATAAATTTCTCAAGCGAAAATACAGATCAAGAAGTAGCAGACATTTTAAGAATGACTCCTACTCACTCTCCTGAAGATTCAGTTAAGAATATTGAAAGAGCTACTAGAGCAGGTGTTCATCCTGATGAGTATGTTAAAATGAAAGAAGACTACGATCCTGAGTTTGACATTCAGGATAGAGTTCCTGCTTCAGTTGACCCTGTGATAACTAGAAAAATGTCTGAGTCTTCTGAGGATGCTAACTTAATTAAAGAAGATTTAGGATTATGGGGTGAAATTAAAAAGCGTGTTGATTATATCGGGTACAATCTCCTTGGTAAGAGAGAACTAGAAACAGAAATTACAAAATTACAAATTGAAAACTGGAGGTCAGAAACTCCTCTATCTGAAGATAAGCAAGAGTTTCTTCAATTCCTAAAAGAACAACGTCAATCAGAACTTGAACCTTTTGAAGACTTAGGAACTACTGCTGAAGTAGTAGGTCAAGGTGTAGGTGTTGTAGGGGATATGGTTCAAACAATCTTCGACAACAAACTCGAAATTGCTTCTATAACTGCAGCAGGGTCTGTCATTCCTGGGGTTGGTACAGGTGTTGCATTCAGTGCAGCTACTACAGCAGCTTTCATGGCTGATGCGTATAAGAAAACTTCAGCAGCTACATTTGATGAAATTAGTAATATGACTGATGAAGAAGGTAAACCTTTAAACTTACCAAGGAATCAAGTTAACAATATATCCACAGGTGTTGGAGCTGCTGCAGGGGCTTTAGAAGCTATTACAGGTAAGTTCTTAACTAAAGGGTTAGGGAAGTTAATCAAACCTAAAGACCTTGTTAAAATGGTTGTGAAGAGTCCTGCCAAAGTAGCAATGATGAACGCTTTTGGTGAAGTCAGTAAGACAGCTATCGCCAGTGGTGGTGAAGAAGTATCGGCTGAGATAGCTTCCATACTAGGTGAAAATTACGCTAGAGGAGCTTTAACTGAAGAAGGATTATTTAATGCTATTGTAGAAACTACTAAACAGATTGGAACAGATAAAGAAACCCAGAAACGTCTAGGTATGACTTTACTTGTAGGAGCTGTAGCGAGTGGTGGTATTACTGGAGTAACTGGCGCAGCTACATTTAAAAGAAATGTTAAAGCTATTGAAAATAATAATCAATTCATCGAAGAACGTACAATCTTTGAAGAAAAGAATAAAACTAAATTAAAGAAAGTAAACGAAACTATTAAAGTAATAGAAGCTCAGAACGATTTTCTAAATACTGCTCACAGCTTATCTCAAGCTAAGATCAATGAATTATCTCCTGAGAAAAGAGGGGAATTATTAAAAGACATGTTCGACTCAAATGAGTTTGAAGGTAAGGTTCATTTCAATCAATCTGATTTAGATATGCTTGCTAAAACTGATCCTGAGTTATTAGCTAAGATGAGAGAGTTAGACATTACTGAATCTACAGAGAGTGAAACAGAATCAGGATTAGCTCTTGATCCTCATAGGTTTTTAGAATTAGTTACTGAAGCTCCTAGCTTAACAGAGTTTATGAGAATGAACCCTACAGCTCCGAATCCCTTGGAGTCTAAAGTCCTTCTTAAGAAATTAAAAGAAACTGAAGCTAAGAAGCAAGCTATATTTGAAGCCAAGGGTGTTGAGGGAGAACTTACTCCTGAGCAAATTAAAACTTTAGATGAATTAGATGCTGAAGTTGAAGCTACTTTAAACGATGGTCTAGATGGTTACATTGATGACTTTAAACCTTCTCCTGTCCTTAACTTAACTCTTAATAAGGAGAAGGGTGGTACTAACTTCCTAAGTGATCAGGGTGACATTAGACTTGAAGTGGCTAACATAATGGTTGATAAGTTTAATAGAGATGAGCGTTTAATTGAAAATAGAATTATCAAAGCAAATGATAAAATATTATTAGAACAACAGTTAAGAGATAATAAAGAAGCTAATGAGGTACTTACTAAATTTAAACCAGTAGGTGATCAGACTCATTCTGATTTAGCTATCGACCTTAAGAAGTTATCACCAGAACTTAGAGAGAAGTACGGTAAAGATAAAAAGCTAAGATCAAGGAAAGTATTCAAGAAAGATGGTATGTCACTTGAGGAATCAGCAGCATTAGCAGGTTTTAAAAGTGGTGAGGAACTACTTCAGGTTCTCTCTGAGACTCCTAATAAGAATGATCTATTCATAGCTAGACAGGACACTCTTAGAAAGATTAGAAAGCAAGTTAAAGAGGTCAGGGAGAAGTCGTATGAAGATAGACTCAATAAGGTATTTGATCAGGTAGTTAAACTCCACGCTGAGGAGATGAAGGTTATCAAGAAGAATAAATGGGGTGTCTTCAAAAGTGGTCTTAGAGATACGCAAAAGATTCCTAACTTCAGAGATGTAGATTTCAAGAATAGTAAGAGAGTTATTAATTTACCTGACCCTATCTTGGCAGAGTTAAACAATAAGGCTCGTTCTATTGTTAAGAAGACTAAGGTCGGTAACATATCTCCTAAACAGTTCAATGCTGCAGAAAGAGTTCTTCAGAAGAGATACTTGGATCACATGATGAACAATGAGGTTGAGCAAGGTTACGCTACTAAAGAGAAAGTTATTCTTAATGCTGAATTAACTAGAGAATCTCTCAAAGCCAAGAAAAGAATAGGTGACGCTAAGACCTTTGTTAAAAGATTAACTAATAAACGTACACAGAAAATGCTCAAAAAGTCAGGACTTGATGTGCAGGTTAATGAACTGTTAGATATTTTTGACATTGATCCTTCAAAGAGAAAAAGAAACGATAGACAAGCAAATTACTTTGAACACTTAGCAAGACTTGAAGCTAATGGTGAAAGTATAATAGTACCTGATACTCTAACTGATGTTAGACAACGTGGTGCTGATATGACAGTCGATCAATACTTAATGGTGATTGATAAACTTAGACACTTAGAACATCAGGCTAAGTTGGTAAACAAACTAACTGTGATAAATGATAAAAGAGAGAAGGCTAATAAACTTAATACTCTCGAAGCTGTCAGCAATGATCTATCTGAAGACTTAGTTTTAAATCATCCTAAGCACGACTCCAGTAAGACGGCTGAAGATGTTGATAATCCTAACTCTAAAGGTTTAAGACAGTGGGTAGGAGAAAAGTTGTCTCTTGGCGGTGCTGCATTTACTAACTTTAAAAACGTATTCACTGAATTAGATCAAGAAGCTTTAAATGGAGTTCACTATGACACTGTAGTAAACAGAATGGTTGAGCGTGAAACATTTAAAAGAGAAAGATTAAGTGGCATAGTAGATCAGATAAAAGCTATCGGTGAACAATATGGTGATAAAGATTTCAAAGCGGCTTTCAATGAGTTCGTAACTATCGAAGAGTTTAAAGGGTACAAGGCACTAGGTAATGGTAAGATGGCTAAGTCTGATTTATGGACACTCTTAGCTTACATGGGTGATCCTGATGCACTTAACAGGATGGAGAATTTCAAACACTCTATTACTGGTGACACATTATCTAGTGCAACTATCATGCAAGCCTTAGAATCAAGCCTAAATGATAAAGATGCTTTATTAGTTCAGAACTTCGCTAACATATTTAAAAGCTTTGAGAGCGAAGCTAAGGACTTACATCTTAGAACTACAGGTGTTGAGCCTACAATGATTGTAGGTGTACCATTTACTTTCAAAGGTAAAGTTTATGAAGGTGGGTATATACCTAACAATTATTTAAACAATACTACTGAGCAAAGGATTGAACAATTCCAAGAAATAATGGGTGAGAAGTCTGCTGCATTTTTCGGAGAGACTGATGGTAGAATAATCGCTCAAATGAGAGCGGCTGAACAAACTGATCAAGGTAGATTAATTCAACGTAAGGGGTCGAATAGTCAACTAGACACAGACTTCAGAAAGATTCTCCAATCCTTTGAAGAACATGTTCACGATGTTGCGTATCGTGAAGCAGGATTAGATACTCTTAAAATATTAAAAGATAAGACTTATAAAATGGCAATAATAGATACAGTAGGTGAAGCAAAATATAACACTGCTGTAAGTGCTGTTATTGAAACTATAGGGAAGGCTGATAATACTGATAACAATGGTGTGTTCGGAGCAGAGACTAAATTTATTAATGATATGTTTAAAGCTTTTGAGCAGAACTTCGCAGTAAACGCACTAGGTGGGAACTTAAAATCTGTAGCTATGCAACCTCTTTCCCTTGCTACTGCAGCACTTAGAATGGGTCCTAAAGGTAAAAGATATTTAGCTAAGGCTGTAGGTGTAGCAATACAACAATTATTAACTGGTAAATATAATAGTGAATATTTCAATAGAGCTATCGAAGTTAATAACGATCTAAAAACTAACAGAGATGGAATAGATGATACTCTTACCTCATCTACTTTCGATCATCTTGACGTTACTACTAACTTACCTCCTAAATTGAGAGGACTTAAGAATCTTAGAAAGAAGTATGTTGAGAAGATGATGATTGGATTAAGTACCTTCGATCTACATTTAAAAGCTGCTACTTCTCTTGCGGCTCATGCTCAATTTATTAATGGAGATGTTAAAAATTTCGATAACGCTACGTTAGCTTCAATGTCTCAAGCCGACATTGATGTAGCTGCTAAAAAATATGTTAAACAGTTATCAGATTTAGCATTAACTACAAGTGCCACTATTGATAAGTCTGCTGTAGAAAAGATTACACAAATGAGAATGTTCACTAGGTTCTACACCGATGTTAGATCACAATTAAATACTGGGTTATCTCAAGGTAGAAAGATTAGAAACGCAACATCTCAAGGAGATTATAAATCAGCTATGAGAGATGCAGGTAATCTATATTTAGTTTATACTCTTAATAAATTGTATGTTGATCTTCTATATCAGGAAGAAGAAAACATCGTTACAGAGTTTTTAGACATTAGAGACTTTGATGATGTTAAAAGTTTCGCACTCTCTGCAGCTTTAGGTCCTGCTAGTGTCTTCACAGGTTCAATACCTGTAGTAAGAGATATTCAATTCGCAGCTCAAAGTTATTCAAGTAGAAAAGATGTTAACACTTGGTTAGGTAGAGCATTGACTGATGTTACTATGGGAGGTCTTGCGGTTTACGATTATGTAACTGAAGGTGAGACTTCTGATAGTAGAGAGAAAGGTTTCTACAATACAGGAAGTGCTGTAACAGGTATACCTACTAAAAAGATTAGAGACTATTATGAGTTCATCTCTGATGAGACAGGTGTTGATCCTGTTGAACTTATATCTGATCAAATGAGTAGAACTTCTGAAGCTATTATAGAATATATTTTAAAGAACGAAGGTGATCCTTCAAAGGCTGAAGAAATTGAAGCGTTGAAAGAATACCAAGGGCAAATAGCTCCGCAAGATGTTCAAGGTTTAGTTCCTGAGAATACTATTGAAAGTTTAAAGCTTAACTCTTGGCAAGATGTAAACCCTGATACAGGTGCTGCAGGAGTATTTCAATTTACTGAAGCAAGGTGGGAAGAGATTTCTGAAGAAGCTGAAGACTTAGAATTAAGTGAAGAAGGTAGAATTTCTAAAGATGATTCTGAGCAAGTTAAAGCAATGGAATGGAGTCTTGAGCAAAACGCTAGGACTCTTAACGCTTTCGGTATGGAGACTACTACAGACAATTTATACGGTACTCACAGGTTCGGAGCTGATGATTTTACTGCTATACTATTTGCGAAGGACTCTGACAAGTTAGAAGGTATAGTGTCAGATATGGGTCTATTTAAAGGTTTTAAGACAGTTAAGCAAGTTAAAGATTTCATTGCTAAACAGGTTAAAAATGTCAATAATTAATTAAACAAGGATATACAACATGTCACGTTCTACTTACGCACCTAAAGAAAGCTACACTGGTAACGGTACAGTTTCAGCATACACTTTTGATTTCAAGATTGAAGCTACGTCTCAATTACTAATTGTTATCTTAGATAATGCAGGTCTTGAGATTCAGCGAGGTTATGGAACTGCAGCAGCTTTAGTTTCATCTATTGCATTTAATGCAAATGGTGGCGGTACTGTAACACTAACAGGAAACTTAACTGCATTATATAAAATACATTTACTCTTAGCTAACGATGCTCCTACTCAACCTTTTGAGTTTCGTAACAAGACTAGCTTTACTTTAAAGCGTTTTGAAAATGCTCTTGATTGGATTCTTGGTACTGTACAGAGATTAAGTTTCTTATCACTGTCGTCAATTAGACTTCATGATGCTGACAATGAAACAGCTTTCAATGCTCAACTTCCAATAGATGCTGCAGTTACAGGTGCTGATAAAGTTATCGCTATAAACGCAGCAGGTACAGGACTTCAATTCGGTCCTACCATTGCTTCGATTAGTACTCTTGTCGCTGATGCTGCTGCTGCTGCAACGGCTGCTGTGATAACTGCTCAAAATGCTGCTTACGCTCCTACAGCACTTCAAACTTTATCTTCAGGTGAACCAATTGTGATTACTCTTTTAAACAGACAGCACGTTAGAGTTCAATCTGATGGTGGTAACGTTGCAATTTCAAGTACACCTTTTGGAAGTAACGCTGCACTTTTTCAAGACGGTATGGAGATTGTAGTTGAAGCGGATAGCGCAACAGACTTTTTAACTCTGTTAGAAAATAATGCTAACTACGGTATGCAAGGTAACGGTGGAATAGAAGTTAAATTTCCTAACGTTATCACTTTTGTCTACAATGCAACTAAACTTAGATTTCTTGTTAAATCTACAGGAGCTTTTTAATATGAAAACATTATTTAATTTACTACTCTTAGTAGTAATAACCTTTTGTACTCTTGGTAACGCTAGAGTCATTAAGTCCCTTGAAGATTTATATTTAGAACCTGCTAGTGGTAATAGTGTCATAATCACTAGTCCTTCGATAACTGCTAATCAACCTTTAAAGTTCGGAGCTTCCAAGGAAATAACCTCTGGACTCATTGACCTTACTAGTGATGTTACATTGGTTTTACCAGTACTTAATGGTGGTACAGGAACTTCAGCTACAGCTCATACTAACTTAACTACAAACGTTAATGGTATCTTACCAGTAGCTAACGGTGGTACAGGTAGTACGACTCAGAACTTTGTAGACTTAACAAGTAATCAAGCTGTCTCAGGTACTAAAACTTTTAACAATAAGTTCTCAGTAGTAAGTACGACTGAACCTTCAATTCCTTGCCCTACTCAAACAACTACTCAAAGAGATGCAGTAGGTTCTCCTGTAAGTGGAGACTGTGTTTATAACTCTACAACTAATGCTCTTAATATTTACAACGGATCATCATGGACTGCAGTAGGTTCAGGTGGTGGTGGAGGTGGCATAGCTGAGTGGGTAACTTCTACAGGTTACTCTATTGATGATGTTATCTTTACCGATGATAAAATATATGTAGCTCTTACAAATCATACAGCAGGAACTTTCGCTACTGACCTTACTAATAATGAATGGTCAGAGTTAAGCCCTTTCTTAACTGATGCTCAGGTGAAAACAGCTTATGAAAATAATGCCGATACAAATGCTCTTACTGATGCTTTCGTCACAACACTTAATGCTACATCAGGAACTAATACAGGTGATCTATCTAACGCTCAAATTAAAACAAACTACGAAGCTAATGCTGACACTAATGCTTTAACCGATGCAGCTCTTGTTATTCTTGGGAATACATCAGGAACTAATACAGGTGATCAAGATTTAAGTAGTTTGATGACTAACCCTTTAACTACTACTGGTGATATTTTATATGCTACGAGTGGAAGTACTACAGGACGATTAGCGATAGGTACTGATGCTCAGGTATTAACTCTAGCGAGTGGAGTACCTACGTGGGCATCTCCTGCGGCCGCAGGAGTAGGATCAGGAGGATCGTCTACAGACAACACATTACCAAGATGGAATGGAACAGCAGGTGATACTCTTCAAGACAGCTCAGTACTTCTTAGTGACCTTGATGCACTTACAGGGATAACTTCTGTTTATGTTTCAGGAAGTGATGCTTCAGTAATTCCTTTTACAATTAGAGGAGCTAATCAAACTGCTAACTTTTTAGAAGTTGAAACGCACGATGGAACTAACGTACTTGAAGTGGACAGTAATGGACATTTAAGAGGTAAAGTTTTCGCTACTAATGCTGACGGATTTAATCTTGCTCCGATAGGTGGAGATAGTAACATAGGAATAGTTTTTGCAGGTACAGGTAATAACTCTACAGTTACTATTAGAGCAGGTGCTGATAATGTATGGACATTTGGAACTAACGGTTTAACTTCTTCAGGTTCAGGAATTTATGGTTTTAGATCAGGAGTGGATGGTCTTTCAACTTCGCCCGGCTATACATTTGACAACGATAGAAATACAGGAATGTATAGGAATGGTAGTGACACTTTAGCTTTCTCAGCAGGTGGTACAGGTAACATAATACTTACCACTACAGAGGTTCAATTTGGTTTACCTTTAGAATTATCGGATGAAGAAACTGCAGCAACTCCTCCGAGTGGAGAGATTTCGATACATAATGATAGTGAAGTTTTAAAAGTTACTAATGATGCAGGAATAAAAAGAAGAGTAAGTCACTTCGAGCCAAGAGATGTATTCACTAATCCTAGCTTTGAAGATTCAGATATTGATAATGGATGGACTATTACAAGTGGTACTGCATCAGCAGAGCTTACTACGATAGTTCCTTCAGAAGGTGAGCAAGCTTTAGAATTAGCTGTTAGTGCTTCAGCTTTTGAAATGTATCAGACTTTTGATTGCTCTGATTACGATGGTATTCCTTTAGGTTTCTCAGCTTATGTAAGTGCTACTCCTTCATCAGAGTTAGAAATATGTGGGTTCGATGGAACAACTGATTTAAATTGTACTTCACTTTACACCTCTTCAACATCAACAGCTATTCTTGGTTATCAGAAAGTTCTTGCCGAGAATACAGGTGGAGGTACTTGTGGAATCAAGTTTAAATCTGATGCTACAATAACTGAAACAATTCATATTGATGGTGTTCAGTTTACTGATACTCCTTACTTGTACGTTAACCTCGCTACAAGTAATGATTTCAGAGCTAGATTAACAAGTGGTGGTGTAGTCTCTGATGAGAATGAAGATTTTATAAACGGTAATTGTACTAATGCCCACCCTTCTGTATGTACTTTTGTAACTGGTAAATTTACTGAACCTCCTCACTGTACTGCTGAACATACTCAAGATGCTTCAGCTTTCTGTTTAGCTTATGATGTAACAGCTACAGGACTTAATATAAAATGTTATACAGATGCAGGTGGTAGTGCGAGTAACTCTTACTCGAAAACACTACAGTGTTCAAATACAGGAGCCGATTACAAAACTACAGAGTCTAACGTGGTTACTCCTACCAAGAGTAATATGACAGGATGGACAGCTTATACTCCTACTACTCAAGGTTTCGGAACTGAGACTTCTACTCAATACTTTTATAAAGTAATTGGTGATGGAGTAATGATAGCAGGTAACTTTGATTCTGGTACAGTAGCCGCTTCAGAGGTTCAGCTAGGTCTACCAAGTATTGATGGTACTCAACTTACTGTTAACTCGGCTTTCACTATTGCAACAGTTATAGGTGAGTTTCATAGAAACACTTCTACAAGTACAGATATTAGAGCTACTATTACAGGTGGTGACGCTTTCATAAATGCTTCTCAGGATGATGCAGGATATAAAACTGCTCAAAATGGTTCAACCATCTTCGGCTCTACTGAGAGTATTACCTTCTCTACAATACTTATCCCTACTAATGAGTTATCAGGTGAAGATTATTTCTTAAGTATGATTCCAATACTCACACCTAGTGTAAACGTTAGTGCGACTGAAGTACTTACTGAAAACGATAACAATTTCATTACTTCCTGTACTAACGCTGATCCTTCAGTGTGTACATTTAGTACATCATATTGGAAAGCTGATCCTAAATGTTGGGCTAATCCTACTACTGCAGGAGAGATCGCAACAGTTACTTTAGATACTACAACTTCAGTTACAATAGATAGGACTAGTGATGCAGGACCGTTTACTGTATTTTGTACAGGTAAGAAAAACTAATTAAAGGTGATTACTATGAAGATTAATTGGAACTCAGTAGTTACAACTCTAACAGGGATTGCAATTTTAGCTTTCCTTGGTGGAGTCTGGGATTTTCAAAATATTAAAGCAGAAGTAAAGAACATTAAAGAACACAATATTCGAGTTGATAGAACTATCAAAGCTATTGGAATCATTGTATGCGGTTATGCGATCAAGGACAAAATGACTAATGCAAGAGAAATATGCAAAGATGTTTTTACAAATTAAACACTCCAAGGAGGAGACTATGAACAAAAGCTACTTAACATCTAAAACATTATGGACTTCGTTAATAACATTGTTATTACCATTAAGTCCTGAGCTTATGGAATTAGCTAAAGAGAATCCTGAAATAGCTACAACTATTGTAGGTTTAGTTTTCGGTATTCTTAGATTCTTCACTAGTAAGAAGTTAGGTAAGAAGTAATGACTAAGATAATCTTAGAATTATTATTAGGTGGGATGCACATCTTCTCTGATGAGAGACGTAGACATTTCTCTAAAGAGTTAAGAGAGTTAGACACTGAAGTTAAGAAGCAAGAGAACGCACGTTTTCCTGATTACAACGGTGACAAGTTAGGACTTGCTAAAGAAGCTCTATCAACTTTCTTAGTAGCTTACAAAACTGAGTTCGATATGGAACTTGAAAAGAAGGAGACGCAAAATGCTTAAGCTTATTATGATTGTAACATTGTTGTTAACTTCGTGCAGTTCTATATCAGGTGAGTGGGGACCGTACAAGCGTACAGGTGTTGCTCAGTCTAAAGAGGTGTGGCATTTCTGTAATAAAGAGTTACATGGTGAAGCTCTCCATGGGACAGGAGTTTGTTATCCTGCTCAAGAGTGTAAATTTAGAAAGACTATTCTTGGTAACGAGAAAAGAGAGTGCAGAACTAAAATGTTATTTTGTAAGTGGGGAGACGTACAATGTCTTCACGATAACAATATTTTTAACAATGTTATTTTGAACAAAGGAGTTCAGTAATGAAAGGTTTTATTTTAATGGTTTGTTTAATGTTAGTCGCATCTTGTTCACTATTTGAAAGTGCCAAGAAGCCTGTAGTTAAGAAAGCTTCTACTATTGCTAAAGAATTATCAGTTAAACATTTAAGTTGTGAAACTGGTGATGCTGTTTATGCTGACGTAGAAAAACAACTTAACAAAATGCTTAAGGTTAAGAGTGAAGGTTTTAAATCAATTGGTGGAACATTGTGTTTACTATCTGTAGGTCCAGTGATTGCTGAATTAATTGATTTAGGAAATAAAGAGTTACCAGAATCATGGTCCAAGGATGGATGTTCATTAGAAGGATTTTCAGGTGATGCTTCAGATTTGGCAAACAAACTCTGCGGTAAGTTATAAACAATTGGAGGAGTTTAATCGCTCCTCCAATTTATCTTAAATATTAGGTAACTATCCCTTGACAACAAGTAAAAGTCAAGGCCTAATATAATTAAATAGTTACAAGATAGCATATGAAAAGAAAATTGATGCTTGGAGACTGTATAGAACGAATGATGGAACTGCCCGATAATTCGATAGACTTGGTGAT